AACGTCAAATTATCCGAGATCATAGGCAAAGGGTACACACGTTTTTGGAATTGCAAAAAGCGTTACATAGCATTAAAAGGCGGCAGGGGATCGAAGAAAAGTAAAACAACCGCATTGCGTTGGATTTATTTAATCATGCAATACCCGGACGCAAATTTATTGGTTGTTCGTCGGACATTTAACACCCTGCGTGATTCGTGTTTTGCTGATTTGAAATGGGCTATCGAAAAATTACAAGTTACCCATTTGTTCGAGTGGACGGTTAGCCCTTTGGAAATAACCTACTTGCCAACAGGCCAGAAGGTGCTTTTTAGGGGCCTCGACGATGCACTAAAACTAACGTCGATCACCGTTGAAAAAGGATATTTATGCTGGGCTTGGTTCGAGGAAGTTTTCGAGGTTCAAAATGAAGACATGTTCGATAAGGTGGATATGTCCATACGTGGACAGTTGCCGCCCGGGTATTTTAAACAACTTGTTTTAACGTTCAACCCGTGGAGTGAAAAGCACTGGATTAAATCTCGTTTTTTCGATGCCCAAGACGATGAACGTATTTTTACCTTAACAACAAATTACAAATGCAATGAGTTTTTGGGTGATGATGATAGGGCACTTTTTGAGTGGATGCGCGTCAATAGGCCAAAACGCTACCGTGTGGAGGGCTTGGGCGAATGGGGTATCATCGACGGGGCTGTTTATGAGGATTGGCAAGAGCGAGAATTTGACGTTTCCGAGATTGCGAAACGTCCCGGGATTATAAACCGATGCGGCCTTGATTTTGGTTACGTCGCCGATCCTACGGCATTTGTGGCTGTATTGGTCGATAGTGAACGCAAGGAAATTTATATTTATGACGAGCATTACCAACAGGGCATGAGGAACAACCAAATTGCCGAAATGATAAAATACAAGGGGTTTGCTAAATCGCGTATTATAGCTGATAGCGCCGAGCCAAAGAGCATTGATGAAATACGGCTACAGGGCATTTACAGCATCACGGGAGCGGAAAAGGGTAAGGATTCAATCCTAAACGGCATCCAGTTTTTGCAGCAATTTAAAATGTTTGTCCACCCTAAGTGTACAAACGTAATCGTAGAGCTATCAAATTATGTTTGGGATAAATCGAAAGAGGGTCAAATCATTAACAAACCAATTGATGATTACAACCATTTGCTCGATGCCTTGCGCTATTCGGTTTCGGATTTGTCAAGACCGTCACAACCGAGGGCTAGAACACTTTAGTCTTATCATATATGATTAAAATTAGATTGCTACAATTACGAAAAGGGGGTTAGAAAAATTTGAAATGGCCTTTCACAATTATGCAACGCAAATCGAGCGCGATAACGCGGTTGATTACGCAAATGTTCGGCGGGTCGCCTGCGTGGACACAGCGAAATTTTGAAACGTTAGCCAAGGAGGGTTTCGAGGCTAACATATGGGTGTACCGCTGTATTATGGCTATTTCCCAAGCGGTTGCGGGCGTCGATTGGACGTTATACAAACAGGTTGGGAAAGAACGCAAGGAATTAGATAGTCACGCCATCATTAACTTATTGTACAAGCCTAACCCATTCCAATCCAAACGGGAATACTTTGAGGCTCTTACGGCGTTTGCGCTGCTATCGGGTAATTCCTATTTAGAAAAGAATGGCCCGGATAACGGCCCGCCAATGGAGTTGTATACATTGCGCCCGGATCGTATCCAAATTAAACCCGATCCGATTAACTTTGTCGGCGGTTATATTTACAAGACGAGTGCGGGGGAAAAGACTTTCGACCCCAACAAAATTATGCACATCAAATTGTTTTCTGCTCTGAGTGATTACTATGGGTTATCCCCAATTCAAGTAGCTGGCAGAGGCATTGACAACGACAATGCCGCTAATGCTTGGAATAACTCTATGTTAAACAACGGAGCGCGACCAACGGGGGCAATGGTAACAGAAGATTTCCTGCAAGACGAGCAATACAATCGTCTTAAAGGTGAAATCGATACAATGTACAAAGGCTCCAAAAATGCAGGAAAACCCATGTTGTTAGAGGGTGGGTTAAAATGGCATGAAATGGGCTTATCTCCCCGGGATATGGATTTCATTCAATCCAAGAAACTCAGCAGGGTAGAGATTTGCGCAGCTTTCGGCGTACCGCCTGAGATTGTGGGCGACAAAGAACATGCGACGTATTCAAACTACCAAGAGGCTCGCCAAGCGTTTTACCAAGACACTGTTTTGCCTATGCTTGACTTGATTCGGGATAAATTAAATGCTGGATTAGTTCCCGATTTCGGGGATTCCAGCCTTTATCTGGACTATGATAAAGATTCCATCGAGGCATTGCAGGAAAACGCCGATACGGAAGCCCAACGCATTAGGGAGGACGTTAAAGCGGGTATATTGACCGTTAACGAGGGCCGTACAGCAAGAGGATATGAAACCCTCAAAAACGGTGATGTGCTTTATATTCCGGGTACGGTTTGGGTAGTGAGTACTGACGGTAAAGTCGTGTTAAGCCCTAAACCGGAGCCAGCACAAGAACCGCCCGCCGATCCTAACGCGAAAAAAAGCGAGTTTTTTTTTGACCAAATAAAGATGTTTAACCTCGAAAGTGACGAGCAAAAAACCGATTTTTGGCGATCTATGGACAGGCGGCGCAATGCTTATTATAAATCCGTTGAGGAAAAGGTGATTGCCCGCTTCAAGATCGAACGAAAAGCGGTAATTGCAGCATATCACGCCGGGGGTTCGGCAAACGTTCAAGTTGCCGTCGATCTACAAAAGGGTGAATGGCAAAAATTGTTCACCGCTATCAACCTCATGGTCATGCAAGATTTCGGCAATGCGACATTTAACCAATTGAAAAATGAGGCGGCAGACTTGGAGATAAAATTGGGCATACGTGATCTTTTTAACGTGTTTGCCGATGCCGTTCAAAATTGGATTGGTGAGAATGTCGCCAAAAAGGTTGTGTTAGTAACCGAAACGACAAAAGGCATGATTCGTGACGTTGTTTCGAAGGGTGAGGTTGCCGGGGAAAGTATTGACGAGATAGCGGGACGCATTGACGACTTATATCTGGATCAAATTATTCCCAATCGTTCAACGGTAATTGCCCGGACAGAGGTTATCAGCAGCAGCAACGCCGGGAATCAATTCGCAGCCAAGCAAACAGAATTACCGTTAGAAAAAGAATGGATTAGTACGCGCGACGATAGGACACGGGACGCACACAACGAGGTTGACGGTCAAAAGCGGCCTATGGACGACCCATACGAGGTCATGGGAGAGTCTTTAATGTTCCCCGGCGATCCGAAGGGAAGCGCTAAAAACGTTATCCAATGCCGTTGTACAGAGGGGTATTCGGTAATTAAGTAATGGTAATTTATGAAACTATTTAATATAATGGAGGTGTATTCGCTTGACAAAAGAGATTAAGAGTTTCGGTTTTGAAGTAAAGGCAGTTGATGATAACCATTTTGAGGGGTACGCGTCGGTATTCCGTAACGTTGACTCATACGGTGATGTTATCGAGCCGGGAGCATTCACGAAAACTCTTCAAGAGTCGAAGCGGGTTAAGGTATTATGGCAACATGATTGGAATATCCCGATTGGTCGACCCGTTCAAATGTCCGAAGATAACCACGGCCTTTATGTAAAAGCCAAGATTAGCGCGACGGACGAAGGGAAAAGAGCTATGATTCTTATGAAAGACGGTGTTATTGACGAATTATCAATCGGCTTTAACACGGTTAAGGATGAATGGGACAAGCAAAACAATGTTCGCCGCATTAAAGAGGTTAAACTATGGGAATTTTCTCCGGTTACATTTGCCGCCAATGAGCAGGCCATGATTACAGGCGTTAAGGGCTTCAATCAATTTGGAGCATTAGCCGCAGCTATGGCAGAGTTAAAGTCTGGCAAGGTATTGAGTGAGAAGAATTCCGGTTTAGTCAAATCCGCTATCGAAGCACTAACGGCACTTTTAGACGCGTCAGAAGGTAAAGGCGAGCCGTTGCAGCCCAACACTCACTTTCACACAGAAGATGAGAAAAAAGCCGCCGCCGATATACAGAGAATTATTGCAGAAATGCAAAATTACAAACTCTAGGAGGGAATACCCATGGAAATCAAAGAGCTACAGGCTAGTATGCAGGCCGCTTTTGAAAACCTGAAAAAAGCTGGCGAAACGCAAGAGGCTGAAATTAAAAAATTCGGCACAGCAACAGAAGAAACAAAGAGCATTATCTCCAAAATCAATGCGGATATGGACAAAATCAAAGGCCAAATTGATGCCGTTGAAACAAAAATGAACCGCACTAATTTTGGTGGCGGTGAATCCAAAGACCCGCAAGCAGAGCAAAAGAAAGCTGCTTTCTTCAAATTCGTGCGCGAGGGCGTTGCCTCCCTTTCCCGCGAAGAAAAAGCGCTTGTACAAGACACTACGGGTGAAATCATCGTTTCCGAGGATTTGGACAACGCGATCTACCGCGCACTTCCGGGACTTACTGTGATGCGTGGCCTTGCTTCCGTTCGTCAAACACAATCCAACCGTGTACGCCGTCGTTCTTTGAATGACGTAACAGTTGGATGGGGTAAACTCGAAACAACTTCTGCTGTATTGGGTGATTTCGAGTCTACACTCGTTCCGGACGATGCTTACATTTACGTCGAGGACGCTCTTGGTCTTACTAAAATTGGTGAGGATGAGTTGGAAGATTCCGACCTTAACCTATCCGATTACCTTCAACAGTCTTTCTCCGAGGCTTACGCGGTTCTCGAAGATACGGCATTCATGAAAGGCACAGGCCACGCGAACAACCAACCGGAAGGTATCTTGAACGGATCGACGGTTACTCGTTTCGAAACAGCGGCTTCCGGTGCTTTCACGGCTGACGACTTGATCAAATTGTACTACCAAGTTCCAGCACAATACCGCCGCAACGGTTCATTTATCGTTAACACTTTCATTGAACAGGTTGTTCGTCTTGCTAAAGATAGTGACGGTCAATACTTGTGGCAGCCGTCTTTGCAAGCGGGCGCACCAAGCCTTTTCAATGGCAGACCAATTTACACTCAAGACGATCTAGACGGAACAGTTGCAGCAACTAAAGAAATCGCCGTTTTCGGTGACGTTAAATCCGCGTACCAAGTTATCGACCGCAAAGGATCGAGCGTTACGCGCATTAACGAGCTTTACATTGCTGACGGTCTAATTGGCTTCAAATTCAAACGTCGCGTTGGTGGTGGCGTAGTTCGCCCGAACGCCCTTCGTGTATTGAAAGTTAAAGCCTAATAAATAAACAACGGCGATTGCCCAAGGTTTGCGCCTTGGGCTTTCCTTTTATGAGGGGGTGGGAAGCATGGCAAAAATGGTTAACGTAACCGTCAAAGCGTATTTTGCAGCGGGTGAGCATTCATTTAGCCCGGGCGATACCGCCAAGTTCGAAGAGGGCGCAGCCAAGGCGCTGCAAGATGTTGGACTACTGGAGATCATTAAAGGCAAGGGGGGTTCAGCAGATGGCCCTAAAGATAACGATTAACGGTAATGAATTACTTGACTTTGTTCGCGTCGAGTCGGGTTTCGATGATTCCGGGGTTAATTCGTTGCTTGATGCTGCGAAAGTCGAGGCAGAGCAATTTTTAAACACGGATTTTCACACGGAAGCGACCGACGACGAGGGAGTTGTGACAATTACCGAAGTTGAAGCCCCGGCAACCGTCAAAACTTGGGTATTCAATCGGGTTGCTCAATTGTACGACAATCGAGGAAACGCCGTTACTGTGGACTATACACTGTTAAAACCTCACCGTATTTACCCGTTTCGGGGTTAGGGGGTCATTATGAACGCTGATAAATTGCGCCATAAGGTGACGATCCAAGAACGCGGTATAACTACGGATGAGGGCGGCGGCAAGGTAGAGGGATGGGTCAATGTGCAGACCGTTTGGGCTAATGTGCGCCCCTCTAGCGCCTCGGAATTGACATTGGGGATGCAAACCCAACAACAGGTAACACATACGGTTGAAATGCGTTATAGGGCCGTTAATAAGTCGCAACAGAGATTGCTATTTAATGGCAGACCTTTGGAGATTCAAACCGTTGTCAATGTGGGCGAACGCGGCGAACAATTGCAAATCAAATGTCTTGAGAGGTGATAGCATTGATAAGACTTGACTTAAAATTAGATGGCTTATACAAGGCTATTGCAAAACTTGAGGCATGGGAAGTGCAAAAGGTTAAAGCGGTACGCGACGTTGTTAATGAAACGGCGTTGAATATTCAGAAGGGTGCAAAAAGAAATTGTCCCGTCAATACGGGGCGTTTGCGCTCGAGCATTGCTATCGAGCCAGTAACGAGCAATAAAATGGTTCTACGCGTCGGTACATACGTGAAGTATGCCGCTGACGTTGAATTTGGTACTCGCCCGCACAAGATTGTGCCGAAGAATAAAAAAGCGTTGTTCTGGAGAGGTGCGCGGCATCCGGTTAAGTCTGTTAACCATCCGGGCAGCAGGGCAAAGCCTTTTCTTTTCCCGGCATACGAGGCCGAGCGACCCGCCTTTACTAAAGCGCTGAGGGAGGCGTTAAGCGAATGATTAAAACCGCCCTATGGTCTTTGCAAAAGGCGTTATACGCGAGGTTATCAAGCGACTCGAGCATTACAGCAGCGGTCTACGATAGCGAGGCCGAGGAAACCGCCGCATTGCCTTATATCGTCTTGGGTGATGATACCGTTTCTGATTTTTCGACTAAAACCTTTGATGGCGAGGACATTACGCACACATTACACATTTGGAGCGCCTACAAAGGTAAAAAAGAGGTCAAACAATTACTTGATTTAGTTCTGCAATCGGTAACCTCTAGTCCGTTGACGCTGACGGGGTTCACCCTCGAAGATGCGCGACGGGATTTCATGGAAATATACCAAGACGAGGAATATTTTCATGGGGTTCTGAGGTTGCGATTCAAAATAAAACAAATTTAGGGAGGTTTTACAATGCGCGGTGTAGATATTCTTTTGATGGTTAACACAGCGGCGAGTGGTGCGCCAGTTTGGACGGCGGTAGGCGGTCAGCGTGGCGCTACGTTCACTGAGGAAAGCGAAACGGTTGATACTACGTCCAAGGATTCCGATGGGGCTTACGAGTACGATTACGGCCTATACGGTTGGAAAATCAGTTGTGACGGCGTATACGTACCGAGTGAAGCGGCTTACACAGCTTTGAAAACAGCGATGAGAAACAAAACTAAAATCAAGGTGCGCATTACCGAAGATGGTACGGCAACCGAAGAGGGCGAAGCGCTAGTTACTAGCCGCGAATTAGATGCGCCTTATGATGATACTGTTACTTATTCCGTTGAATTGCAAGGAACTGGCGTATTGACTACCCCTGCTCCGTAAAAGTTTGTTTTTTAAAGGCCCGCCCCATTGTTAGGGCGGGCTTATTATATTATTCTATTAAGTGAGATATTTAATTTGGAGGGGTAAAAAATGAGCGGATTAAAAAGTTATGTAGAGGTTGAATTAGGCGGCGAAAACAAATTACTAAAGTTTGATTACAACGCGGTTGCAGATATTGAGGAAAAGTTCGGAAAAGGCATTGTTGCCGTATTCAAAGAGGAAAACGTTGGCTTTAATACCGTTCGGTTATTCTATTGGGCGGGTTTGAAATGGAAAGACCCGGGTCTTACAGTTCAACGTGTAGGTGGTTTGCTTGGCGATAAGCTAGCAGCCGGGGGAAATATCGGTGAATTGATGGAACCAATCGTAAAAGCGCTCAAAGCGTCTAGATTGCTCGGAGATATGGAGAGAGGCGAGGGCGAAGACGAGGGAAAAAACTAAATACGGGTTTTGATTGGGTGGGGCTTAAACGGGTTGCGTTTGGCCCCCTTAATTTAAAACCCGATGAACTAGGGCGTCTAACACACGGCGAATTTCTGGACATGCTTGAGGGTTTCAAAGAGCGCGATAAATTGGAGTGGAGAAAATTGGCCCAATTAGCCGCATGGATCACGGCCCCTCACCTTAAAAAACCGACAACCCCTGAGAAATTGCTCGGGGAGAAGCGGGAAAAGAAACGAACTACCGCCGAGGAAAGTAACAAAGTTGTCATTGATTTAATGGCCCGGATGGGTGTGAAAGGGGGTAGGATACTTGGCAACAATAGCTGATCATTTTGTACAAATCGGGGCTGATACTTCCGGGTTCGAGCGGGATATGAGGAACATTGAACGGCAATTCTCCGGGGCTGGCAGCAGCATGACGCGAGCCGCCGAGGGTGTCAACCGTCAATTCGACCGTATGCGGCAACAGATTTCCCCGTTACAAAGGTATATGCAAAGTTTCGGTCAAGGCGGGCGCAACTCACTTGAAGGGATTCAGCAGCAGATTGACACAACAACCCAACATTTGAATGAGTTTAAGGCGGCTATTGCCAGCGGTGGCCTCGAAATGGACAAGTCATACACAGAGGCGCGTAACAAATTAAACGCATTGCGGCAAGAGATGAGTATGTTAACCTCATTAACGCAGCAGTACGGCCCAAAACTAGCTCAGACGATGGTAGACGGCATGAAACCCATGTTCGAGTTACAGGGCAAGCAAAAGGAAATCCAAAAGAAATTTGCCGAATTAACTTTTGACTCTGCGAAATTCAAAGGGGATACAGCAGCCTACATTGCCGAGATTCAAAAAGTCGGAGCAGAGCAAAAGAAAGTTAATGATCAACTCATGGCGGCTAACCAAATGGCTAAAATGGGCATCATTCAAACCGTCGGATATATGCTAAACGCTTCGACGCAATCCGAGAAGATAGCGGCAAACTTCAAGCGTATGGGTGATCCGATTGCACCCCTTAATAATGCGCTGCTCGGGGTTGGCAAGAGTCTTGAGAAATTAGCGAAACAAGGCAACGCGGCGGTATTGGCGCTCAAGCATCTCGGGCCTAACGCCAATATGAAGCAGCTAAACGATTACATTATGATGATTAATATGGGGCTTATGCGTACTTCTATGCTCGCTTTGGTTATGGGTGGTGTGTTCGTCGGTGCGCTTGCTGGAATCAATAAGCTACTTGAGGCGAACGGATTAACCCAAATGAGTGACGCGGCAGCGCACTTGGGGCAAACCCTTAACACGGCGCTATTGCCTTTCCTAAAGTCATTTGATTCGTTTGCGGCGGCGATAATAAGGGCCGTTGATGCTGTGGCTGGACTATGGGCTAAATTCTCGCAGCTTAACCCCGAACTAGCGGCGGGAGTTGGTTGGTTCGCATTGCTCTTTATAGGCCTTATGGTATTACTCGCACCTCTAGCGGTCGGTATCGGTCTTGCGGGAGGTTTGGCGGCGTCATTCTCGGCGCTGTGGATGGTCATTAGCCCATTTGTTATTGGTTTCCTAGCGGTAGCGGGTACGGCTATAGCAATCGCGGCAGCGCTCGTTTTGGTCGGCCTTGCGGTGTATGAGCTTTGGACGCGTACAACATGGTTCAAAGATGCCGTTTTAGGTGCTTGGGCAGCTATTCAAACGGGTACGGCTATGGTTTGGGCGGCAATTGTCGCTTTTGTTACCCCGGCTATTGAAGCTATTGGCGCATTCATTCAAGAAAAAATGACCGCAGTACAGGCATTTTGGGCTGAAAACGGTCAAATGATCTTACAGGCGGCGCAAAACGTTTGGACAGTTATCGCGGGCGTTATCGCTTATGTGGCGGGGGGAATTTTCGAGGTCATGCAATGGTTATGGCCTGTTATAAAAATCCTCATTGTCGGCACATGGGACGCGATTAAAAACGTCATTAGTGGGGCGCTTGATATTATCATGGGTGTAATTAAATTCTTTGCCGCACTCTTTACCGGGGATTGGGAAAAACTATGGGAAGCGACCAAGCAAATTATTCACGGCGCTCTTGAATTAATGTGGGGCTGGATTCAATTGTTCGGTGTCGGTCGAATACTCAAGTTTTTCGGAGGATTAGCCGGGGATTTACTCAAAGTCGTTGCGGAAATGTGGGGCAAAATCAAATATGAGTTTGATTTCAAATTACTCCAAATTTCTGACGGCGTGAGCGGTGTATTTAATAAAATCGTATCATTCGTCAAAGGTTTGGGATCGACGTTCTACGACGCGGGTAAAGGCTTAATCGAAATGATGGCGAATGGCATCAAGAATGCCGCCAAAGCGGTTTATGATACGGTTGAAAAAATAGCGGGTAAAATTCGGGACTTCTTACCGTTTTCCCCGGCTAAAACTGGCCCGCTTAGTGACTTAGATAAACTGGATTTTGGTGGGCCTATTGCCGATAGCATTAGCGGGGCGATTCCTCGAATTAACGGCATGATGGGCGATCTGCTGACCATGCCAGCTATTGACGCTAATGTCGGATTCTCTGAACAAAACAAAGAGCCAGCAATGTTAAATTTTGACCGCATGTTTGACGGCGCGAGTATTTCCGTTCGGGATGATTTGGACATTAAACAACTGGCGAGGGAAATTTACAGCTTTACAAATTCAAGAGCGCGCGGGATGGGGGTACGTATTCCATGAGCTTAACATTAGGAGGCAAGCGCCCGGGAGATTTTCCGGGTCTCAAAATCCTTATTGACACCCAAGAGCCAGCAATGCCCGAAACGCGTAACCGCACTCTTGAGATAGCGGGACGACACGGGGTATACGATTTCGGTTCAGACTTGGGGCCGAGGCCGTTTGAGTTGAAATGTGCATTGGTGCAAAAGAACGGATATTACTTACAGGATACCGTCCGGGCATTATCGGCGCATTTGATGGAAAGTAACGGGCGACCTAAAATTATGGATATGATTTTCGATAGCGAACCGGACAAGGTTTACCGTGTGCGTTTTGCGGGTAGTATTCCTATCCAGCGGCTTGCGGGCCTTGGTCAATTCATTATCCCAATGGTTGCATATGATCCGTTTGCATATCTCATTACGGAAAGTGACGAGATTGACGTTGACAGCGACGTTCTAGTTGAGAGTGACATGACGGTTGATTCGCTTTACACTTATGACATAACATCAAACCCAATGACGCTAGAAATTGATAATTTCGGGACGCAAGACGCGGCCCCGGTTATCGAAATCATTGGCAGCTTTTCGACACTCAGCATTGAAGCCGAGGGTAAGACGTTGAATTACACAGCCCCAATCGGCAGCACAACGCTGATTATTGATTGCGAGAACTTCACGGCTAAAATAGGCAGCACAAACGTCTTAGGAAACGTTACGGGCGATTTTATAACTTTGCCTCCCGGGGTCATCCCGGTTCACATAACGGGCACATTCATAAATTGCTCCATTACGTTTAAATTCAAACCGAAATTCATTTAAAGGGGGATGAACAATGTCAAAAGAGGTTGAAATTGAGTTAGTACAGGGTAAAGACAACGGCGCGTCAATACCCGATAAAATGAGCCAAGCATACCCAAAGATTAACCGTTCCCTACAAAACATCAAAGAAATGGTTGACGATCACGAGGCGAGACTAGACGAGGCCGAACAGGTCATTCTAGATCAAGCGGCATATGCTACGGGATTAGCGGGCCGTCTAGACGTTGCAGAACCAAAAATCACGGATCACGAAACCCGCATTGATGCGCTTGAAGATTTGACCACTACACACGAAACCCGCCTAGACGTTGCCGAACCTAAAATCGAGGACTCACTAGACCGCCTACAAACGAGCGAGCAGCGTTTAACATTATTGGAGGCTGATTCCATCGACGGCGAAGTTTTGGCGGCTCGTGGGGGATATGGGAGCCTTAACGATAGACTTAACGCAATCGGCCCCGGTCTACAGATTCGGCGCAAAACATTCACGACAACGGCGGGGCAAA